AGAACTTAAACCAAAGGGGCACATCATCACAGATATGCCCCTTTCTTTATTCTTTGGATAATTGGTCGCATTCAATCCATGTTTCTTCAGTATCATCAAAACGAACGGTACAACCGTATTTATCAGTATCTATATCTAATACAGTACCGCTTTTCCCATTATCATTGCACATCACCCGGTCTCCGATGTTAAACTTGTTGATATTGTCAAGTGTGAGCGGGTCATTGGTAAGTGTGGCAATGCCATCAATATTTCCGTACTTTCCCATTCTCTTTGGTATTTGAAAATGAATCAAGCCATGAGAAATACTGTTTTCGTTTCAATGCAATAACAGCAGAAGGAAGCATAGCTGAACCGTTTCCATAAGTCGTGCAGTAGAAGCATTCGCGTTCAAGGTCGCCCACAAACGTATTATGATTGATGTAGCCTTTCTGTTTCAACTTACGGAAATTCTTTCTATCCATAATGATAAGTTGACCTTTTTTCCCACCGGCAGGCATAACATAGTAACGTTCTCCAGTTTCTTTGTGTTTTTCGTCTGCCTGTCTGACTGCTTCACGTAAACGAAGCGAAGCTCTGATTTTTCTGAAAATGTTCATTGTTCCTTGTTTTTATAGTTAAACTTATATTGTAGCTGCTGAAACAGCTTTTTTCTTTTTGACAACAAATCGTCCGATACGAAGCACAATCTTTGGAATTTCCATTTCAAAGAAACATATATGCAAGCCTATGGCTCTTGTCATTAGCAAGTCATCATGTTTACCGGTAATCGCTCCGAAAGCTCCGTTCGGTTTTTTCTCGTAACACAAATATTCGTCCAGACAACGTTCGTCACGTTCTGTGTATAAATTCTCACGAATAACCTTGACTAAGGTTGATATAATCATCGGTTTGGTTGAGACATTGGTATGGAAGCCGTATTTGGTAGGCAATCCCTCGCGTACGGCTTCTTCGGACTGACCACGTGCATAGAGATTAGGGTAAATCTCTTTGATTTGATTAAGGATGAACTGTGACTGGTCGCCATCTACCTGCCGCTCCTTGTCATGCGTTTCCAAGGTGTTGCTTTCTATCACCAAGAGTGAATTGTCATAAAAAGCCGCTATTTGTGCCGCTTTCCACGCAAGCTGGTCGATGTCGCAATGTCCGTACCATTGTGCCACTACGACAGGCTTGCCACCATCAATCATAAACAGACGGTCAAGCACAAGAACAACAGAGAAGTCTGCTTTATTGGAACGTCCACCCACATCGACAATCGTGAGGTAACGATTTGTAACAACTTCCTTTTCATCTGCTTCCGGCAACTCCCAAATATGCAACAATCCCTGTTTGTCTTTCACAAAACGCAAGTTCTGCAAAGCGTTCTTGCCCTCATCCGCATCGGCACAGACTTCACCGACATATTTAGGCTTCTTGCAGGTCTTACGCATTGCATCGACCTTGTATTTGTCGAACACACGTGCTCCCGAATGTACGAAGGCTTCCACATCATCAGACGGAAATTCGGCAGCCATCTGCCCATGGTCATTGTACTTCCTGCGTTCGGCTATGTACCAATGGATAGCTTCGAGCGTAGCACCTTTTTCCCACAGCGACCAAAGATACTTACCGCATTCCTCACGTTCGGAATCTGTATTTTCATTGTCCCGATTCTGATAAAGCCATTCTGCAAAATCCCATTTTTCTTTGTCCGAATCAAAAGCGAGTGTATATTGCTCGATGTCGAACCATGAAACGAACATTGCCTCGAATTGGGATTTCCCTTCTTTTGCGGCAGTATATTCGCGATGAAAGAAGTTCCCGGTGCCATTTGCTGTGCTTTCATAAACAATCATGGTGTAGGGCTTGAGGAGAATACCCGAACAGGCGGAGCGCACAATGTCTTCCGGTTTCTTTCCCTCCGTAGCCTTCCATATTCCCACTTCGGAGAGATGTACAAGATTGTAATCACCGCCACGACACGAATCCGGGCGTTCAGCCGTACCAATCTTGATTTTGCAGTTACGCTGCGGAATACGCGATATACTTCCCGATTTTCCCACTCCTACAATCTTCGGCTCGTTCTCATTGTAGGCTTCATTAATTTTATAGAACATTTCGACAGGATAACTTTTAATCATCCGGTCGAACATATCCTTGATTTCATCGGAGCCTGCGCCCTGATGTGCAATGATAAGTGAGTTTAAGCCGGTTTTGTGAAGCAACTGCAACCATGCCATATAAAGCTGTGAAGTGGTGGAACCACCCCATTGCCGTGCTTTAAGCAGGATGATGCGTATCGGTTTCCCTGCAATACGCAATTTCTCAAGCCGATCCACAAAACGCCGTTGAGGTCTTGTCAGACGAAACAGGACATCCTCACCACCGCCTTTGGCCTTGATATAGACAAATGTTGCCGCCCAAAACGGAAAATCCTCGCAGCTGCGTATTCGTACAAACTGCTCTATGACCTTCAAGCGATCATCCTGATTGTCTTCCACGCCCATGTAGTCCGTGAGGAATTTGGAAATAGAACCGGCTTCGATGAGTTGGCGTACAAGCGGTACTTTCATGATACGTTCCGGTAACCACTGGGTATGTATAGGAAAGTCACTGATGGTACACTTTACACGTTTACCGACAGAACCTTCTCCGGTAATTGGATTGAACTTTGCATATACAATCGCATTGCGGCGTTCATTCTCTGTCAATATGTCCTTGATGGTCTTATCTTTCATGGTGCATGATTTTAACAGGCTTGTTTAGCAGAGCCATGATGAGTCCCAATACATAACACCAAAGATGCAATACGGCATTTATGCCCGGAAACAGGAAGCCTGCCACAAGGTAAAACAGCATCCATAACTGATAATACCGTTTACGTAATACCTCAAACGATATTGAACCAAACAGGGCGAAAACCAATCCGGACAATCCTACCGTTGGCGAATCCATTGTCGTGAAATATCCAAGGGTATCAACTGGAACTGTAACGGCAATCATATAGGCTGACAGCAATCTTCCTATCCCAATATCGTAAATGAAAATAATCGATAATAAACACCATGAATTGAGCAAGGCATGAAACATATTCGTATGGAAAAACGGATACAGCAAGCGTCCTGGCATATTACTTCCAGCGTAAATGCCGACAGTTTGCCAATCCCATTCTCCTGAAAATGACAAACACACAATCATGGCAGAAATTAGGAGAGCCGTAATCTTCTCAACTTTTCTTGCATCCATCGTTTTTTAGCCTTGCATATCATCATCTTGGCACTACCCGGTGTGAGATAGAATTTCGGTGCGGGTTGAGCAATCACTTTAGCACACAGCTCAGAAATGGTAAGTTCCGGGTATTCTGATTTGAGAGCGACAACCCTTGTATGAATTTCCTCATACATTTCTTTCTTCAACGGCCGCATACCGCTTAAATCGTTCTCACCCCTCATCATGACGGAAACGACCAATGCTGCACGAATATCGCTGACCCAAAACCTCCGGGACGGCATGTTTACAATTACTTTATACACTTCAGGCATACGGATATAATCACACGATGAAATGTATTCATCGTATGCTCTCATCAAGTCGTTCATACGCTCCATAGAGTATTCCATAACTGCTCCTTTATGCTTCATTTTTCTTCCCGTTATAGTACCAAAGTTACCAATAGAAGCGTAAAAAGATAAACATGACATCCTGCTTTCCCTGCCTATTTTTGTCTTGTAGAATCTGACTATAAATTAAATTTTTGAATTATGCCTAATAATACGGAAGTTAAGAGCAATCGCGAGCGATACACAGAGCGATTGAAAGCAAAGTATCCGGACAGAGAATTTGCCGATGATGAAGCGTTATTCGGTCAAATCAATGACGATTACGATGGTTACGACAAGGAATTGTCCGGTTACAAGGAACGTGAAAAAGCGCTGTCCGACCTGTTTGCAAGCAACCCGCAAAGTGCCGCTTTCCTTACTGACTGGAGAAAAGGCGAAGACCCTATCATCGGTATGGTGCGCAAATTCGGGGATGATTTCAAGGCTGCACTTGAAGACCCCGAAAAGCAGGAGGCACTTGCAGCCGCCAACAAGGAATTTGCGGAACGAATCGCCCAAGAGAAAGAGTACGAGGGAGAGTATCAGAAGAACCTCGACGAAACCCTGACCACCCTTGAAACCATGCAACAGGAAGAAGGACTGCCAGATGAGGACATCGACAGCGCAATGGATTTTCTTGTAGGCATTGTACGTGACGGAATCATGGGTAAGTTTACACGTGAAAGTATAGAAATGGCCATAAAAGCAATCAGGCACGACAGCGATGTGGAAGCTGCCGGACACGAGGGTGAAGTAAAGGGGCGCAACAGCAAGATTGAAGAAAAACTACGCAAAGCAGGCAAAAATGACGGTACAGCCGACCTTGCCGGTAAAAACGGTGGCGGCAGTGGCGGTTCACGACAGATGCCTGACCTCGGTGCAATCGGGCGTTATGATGGTACACAGAACATTTGGGAGCGTGGCGGTGAAAAACGCAAGGCGATAAACAGATAAATATAAACCAATTACATTTTTAACTTTTAAAATTTCGAGCAATGAAGAAAACAATGAGTTTCTTTTGTCGCATTACGCTGATGATATTGGCGTTTGTGACGGGTGCATCAAGCGGTGTCATGATGGCAGAAGCATCGAACCTGCCTGATGCGGGTAAAACAACAGCCGGTGCGGACGGTACGGGTGGAACAGACGGTATTTCCACTGAAACAGGAGGGCGTGAAACCGGCGACCCAAATTTCTATTTGAGTGATGTGGACAAACGCATCGTGAAAATCCGTCCGATGGCTACTCCAATTGACCAAATCAGCCGTTATGCAAAATCAAGCTCCACCAATTCATTTGAAGTGAAGTATTACAGTGTGGGTACACGTGAAATCAAATGCAGTACCAACAAAAAGCTGGAAGCTATGCTCAGCGGTGCGAGCGTGTCGTTGCCGGTAGATGATTTGAATATGTTCACGTTGGATGATACCATTAGGGTAGTCGGTGTCAGTGCCATCACCAAACCGGACGGAACGAAATATACGGAAGATGACAGCAACGTTCCGGACCTCGTGCTTTGTGTGTGCGGAAAGGACAGCTCAACAAATCTTCCTACAGTGTATGCCGTAAATGGCAAAATGGATGATTCAAGCAAACAGCCGATTCTTGTTCCGGAAATTCCACAAGGAACAACGCTTGTACGCATGGGAAAAGCATGTGGGGAATTGGATGTTCAGACAGGACGATTCAATAATATCCCTATGCCTGAAACCCAGTATTGTCAGAACTTCATGATTCAGGTAGAGCAATCAACTTTTGACAAGATTGCCGCCAAAGAAGTGAACTGGAATTTCTCAGACATTGAAGAAGACGGTGTATATGATATGCGCCTCGCAATGGAAAATACTTATCTGTTCGGTGTGAAGCAGGTTATCAAGCACATTGCAAAGGACGGCATGAACACTTGGTTTACAGGTGGTATCTGGTGGATGGCCGGAAAGGACATCGAGGTGGGCGAATGGGATACTGACAAGAAATGCGCCATAATTACCGATGAAAACCTTGTGGATATTACCAAAGACCTTTTTGTTGGTACCGGCATCGGTAACAAGCGTAAGATTTTATTTTGTGGAAGTGATATGCTCTCTGCATTCTCCAAGATAAAGAGCGAAAAATTCCGCTTGAAAGATACCGTGGAGGTATGGAACTTGAAATTTAAATCTTGGGATACTGATTTCGGAGAAGTATTGACCATACATCATGAACTGTTCGATGTAAACGGAATGAGTGATTGCGGCTTTGCAATGGATCCGGAATATCTTTCCAAAAAAACACATGTGTCTTGGGCACGTAACGTACTCGACTTGCAAAAGGCCGGTATCCGCCGTACCGATGCGGTAGTTATCCAAGAGGTGAGCTGCCTGTATCTGCGCTATGCAAAGGCACATGCACGTATGAGACTGGCTAAAGCACCTGCCCAAGATTTAAATGCGGCATAATAAAGAGTTCATAAAGAATTATTAATTACCGGGGATGGGATAAGGTGTCCCGTCCCCTTTTTACTTTTAAGAATATGATTACGAAAACCTACAAGGCGAATACCAATATCAGTATTAATGTGGTACTTCCGAGCAAGAAGAACCTGCATATCGCATTCGTTCCATTGTCAAACGGAAGCAGTGTATTCACTACCGACAACGAGGACATACAGAAGTCTGTAGAGAACCATTACAAGTTTGGCAAACTGTTCAAACTTCATTCTGTGCACGGGCAATCCGAGACAGTAGAAACAGCCGGAAAAGCGTCTAAAAACGGTTCATCTGAAAAACTTCATTCCGAAAGTACGCACAATGGTGAAGACACGCCTGCCAACGAAACCGGCAGACAGGACGAAATGCCGCAAGAAGACGCAGGGGATAACAATACGACATCTCGCAAAGTCAAAGTAAGCGACATTGCAAGTGCAAAAGATTACCTTGCAGACACTTTCGGTATCAGCCGCACTTCCATGCGCTCGACCAAGGCAATCATGGAGCAGGCAGCAGCAAACGGAATTGAGTTTGAAGGTCTGGAATAAAGATAAGGGCTTATGGCTGTATATCAGAAGAACAAAATACAGGAGAATGTACGCACCGCCCTGGACCAAAACATGAACAGCGATACGTTGAAGATTATAGGCGATGTGGACACTCTTGCACTTGACGACATCATTGCATCAAAGATTTTGGAAGCAGTAAAGCGTGTGCACAGCTCTGCACCGTCCTATTTGCTTGACGGCGGACACAACTTCGGTGATGCCATATATTGGAAAGAGCATGAAAGCGGATGGATATTACTGCCGGAAGATTTCATGCGTTTTGTCGTTTTCCAAATGAACGATTGGGAGCGTGCGGTATTTAATCCCATAAACACCGATGACCCTGAATATGAAAAACAGTCTTCCCGATTTAAAGGCATAAGGGGAACATGTCAACGGCCTGTATGCGCCATATCCATACGGCCAGAAGGAAGAGTGATGGAATTTTATTCATGCAAAACGACAGAAGCGAAAGTGAGCCGTGCTGTATATCTGCCTTACCCGAAAATAGACAAATATGGCGCGGTAGAAATCTGTGAGAAATGTTATGATGCTGTGATATATACCATAGCTGCATTAGTATTAACGACATTCGGCGATACGGAAAAAAGTGCCGCATTGAACGAATTGGCTAAATCTGTATTAATATGAGTTACGAATCAAAACATATAGACGGTGATGTCTCCGTTGGTCGCAATACAGCGATAGGTGGTGACGCGACCGTTCAGGGAAAGACCCACTTGAAAGGAAACGTAATGGTGGACGGCTGGCTTGAGGCAAAGAATATCAAAGCAGCTAGTAAAGGTCTCTTTACTACTATTGAAAAATTGAAAGCAGCCTACCCGTTTCCGCATGACGGTTGGTGGGCACTTGTCGGGCTTTCCTTACCTGCTCCTATATACGTGGGTGATGGAGGCGAGTGGGTTCCAACTGGACAGACAGGTGGTAATCCTTCTATAGACAGTGGTAAATTTAACGAAGCTGTTGAAAAGCTACAAGAAGATATTACTAAATTACAAGATGATGTATCGGATATAGAGGATAAAAATAACTCGCAAGATACTAACCTTACTACACTTGGGAATAGTGTCAATTCTTTGCAGGAACAGGTAAATACAACCAAAGACACCGCCAACAAAGCAAGTGCCAAAGCGAATGAGGTAGGAAACCAATTGAATGACTTTAAGGGAACGAAAGGAGAAAATGGTGGTATTGCACCTCTTAATGAGTATGGAAAAGTACCTAGCCGTTATTTACCGGCTTCTATGGATGATGTGAAAGATTTCGACGGTTTCGTGGAAAAAGTGGTTGTTCAACCATCGTCTATCGGGAAAAGTTCAACGGATGATGGATGTAAGATTTACTACCATAAGGACACCGATTCGCTTGTTCTTTTCTATGACGGTGTATATTACAACAACTGGCTGGATTCCGAATTGTTTGGAAATGAAACTATTGACGGGATAACTCCTGTTTCGGATAAGGTGTATTCTGACACAATTACAAACAAGACTTATCGTTGGAGCGGTTCGGCACTTGTTATCATTGGTTCAGACCTCGCCCTTGGCTATACAAGTTCGACCGCATTTCCGGGCGATGAGGGTGCGGATTTGAAGCAGAAAATGCTACAAGCCAATGAAGATATTAC